ATTCTCAAACGCTACCGTGATGACCGTACAACAACTACGGCTCAATCTCACTACAACATCTTGTGGGCTAATGTACAGACTCTGAAGGCTGCAACCTTTAGCCGTATGCCTAAACCAGATGTGTCACGCAGACACAAGGACAGTGACCCTGTTGCTCGTGTTGCGTCTATGTTGCTAGAGAGAGCCTTAGACTTTGAGATAAGCAATACAGAAGACTTCTACCACTCTCTTAATTCATGCGTCTATGATCGCTTCCTAGGTGGTCGTGGTACATCATGGATCCGTTACGAGCCAATCATTGAAACAGATGACACATTCGTGTCTGAAGACGAGCTAGACAGTGACTCTGTATCTGAATACCTAGACATTGAGCAAACACCAGTAGACTATGTGCATTGGCGTGACTTCGGTCATAACTCTGCCAGGACATGGGACGAGGTATCATGCGTATGGCGTAAAGTCTACATGACACGCCAAATGCTTAAAGAGCGCTTTCCTGAAGACAAGTTTGATGACTTGTGGAAAAGAATACCGTTAGACGCTTCACCTGATGAGCCTCGTACTAAGATGACTGAGGGTGTCACTAAGCGTGGTCTAATCTACGAGGTATGGGACAAAGAAGAGAAGTGCGTCTACTGGATTAGTAAATCCATGGGCAAGATACTAGACAAGCGTGAAGACCCATTGCAATTAGAGGAGTTCTTCCCATGTCCAGAGCCTATCTACTCTACGCTCACTAACGAAACACTTGTACCAGTTCCAGACTTTACTCTATACCAAGACCAAGCTAACGAGCTAGACACGCTATCAGACCGTATTAAGGGTCTAGTAGACGCTATGAAGGTTCGTGGCTTCTATGACGCTGCAAATGCTGACCTAGGCCGTCTATTCACAGAGGGTGACAACAATACACTTATCCCTGTTAAGAACTACGCTGCCTTTGCTGAAAAAGGTGGCTTGGGTGGTGCTGTAGAATTCGTTGATCTAACACCTATTGCTAACGCATTGAACATGGCCTACCAGGCTATGGGTCAAGTTAAGCAGCAAATCTACGACATTACAGGTATATCTGACATTGTTCGTGGTGCAAGTAACGCTAACGAAACAGCTACTGCTCAACAAATCAAAGGCCAATACGCTACATTGCGTCTTAAGACTTACCAAGACGAAGTGGCTCGATTTGCCTCACAAATACTTAAGATCAAGGCACAGATTATCTGCCAACACTTCCAACCTGAAACCATCGTTAAGATTGGTGGTGCAGAGTTGCTAAGTCAAACAGACCAACAACTAGTTCCTCAAGCTATTGAGTTGCTAAAAGACAGCCCTATGCGTACATTCCGCATTGAGATTGCTACTGACTCCATGCTATACGCTGATGAAGCTCAAGAGAAGCAAGACCGTGTAGAGTTCTTACAGGCCACTAGCTCGTTCATTGAGAAAGCCATACAAGGCGCACAAGCTGTGCCTGAATTAACTCCATTGTTAATGGACTTGCTCAAGTTTGGTGTGCAAGGCTTCCGTGTTGGTCGTACGCTTGAGGGTGAGTTTGATACATTCGCTGATGCAGAGAAAGAAAAACAAATGCAAGCGGCTGCTAACCCACAACCACCAGCTCCAGACCCTGAAATGATTAAAGCCCAGGCTGAACAACAAAAAATGCAGATGGAAACGCAGTTAGAACAAATGCGTATGCAGTTGGAAGGTCAAAAGCTTGAGTTTGAGAAATACAAGGCTGACCTTGACAATCAAACTAAGGTCGTTGTAGCCGAGATTAACGCTAAGACAGACCTACACCTCAAGTCACTAGATATTAACGCTGGCAAAGAGCAAGAAGGTCTTACTGAAATCAGCATGGGTGGCGTTGAGCAACCTACATCTGCGTTATCAGGCTTGGTTGAGGCTATTAACAACAACATGGCTACTATGGTGGCCGTACAAGCTCAACATAACACTGACCTATTGACGCAACAACAAATGGCTCATCAAAACTTAGTGCAACAATTAACTAAACCTAAGCAAGTGGTAAGAGGCGCAGACGGTAAAATAGTCGGGGTGGCATAATGGCATTAGTCCTAGCGGATAGAGTATTAGAAACGACTACTGTCGCTGGTACAGGGAACGCTGCATTATCAGGCGCTCAAGCAAACTATCAACCATTCTCCGTAATTGGCAATGGTTCTACTACCTACTACACGATTGTAGACAATACAAACAACGAGTGGGAAGTTGGTGTTGGTACATATGTATCAGCAGGTAACTACATTTCCCGTGACACGGTATTGTCATCATCTAACGGTGGTGCATTAGTTTTCTTTGGTAGCGGTGACAAGGATATATTCCTAGACCTGCCATCAGAGGCCGTGTTATTGAGTGCTGGTGATGTAACTGGCCCTGCTAGTGCTGTAGCCAACAACTTTGCTGCGTTCAACATGACCACAGGCAAGCTGATCAAGGATAGTGGCTATAACGCCTCTAGCTTTGCTACTGCTGCTCAAGGTACATTGGCTGATACGGCTGTGCAACCAGGCTCACTAGGTTCGGCTGCTTACTTAACTGCTGGTGCAGCTAACGGTGTAGCTACACTAGACGCTGGTGGTAAAGTGCCAACAAGTCAAATCCCACAAATGGGTGACTTAAACTACCAAGGCACATGGAACGCATCTACCAACACGCCTACATTGACTAGCTCTAGTGGCACTAAAGGCTTTTACTATGTCGTGTCAGTTGCTGGCTCTACTAACCTAAACGGCATTACCGATTGGAAAGTAGGCGATTGGGCTGTGTTTAACGGCTCTGTATGGGAAAAGATAGATAACACTGATGCTGTAACCTCTGTAAACGGTTACACAGGCACTGTCGTATTAACGGCTGGTGATGTAGGCGCTCAACCTGCTGGCACTTATGTGACATCTGTAGGCGCTACAAGCCCTGTTACAAGCTCTGGTGGCACAACCCCTACTATTGCTATGCCAGCGGCTACTACAAGCGTGTCAGGTTACCTTACTAGCGCTGATTGGACTACATTTAACGGCAAACAAGATGCGTTTGGAAGCCAAACAGCTAATTATGTTTACGCAGCTCCTAATGGCTCTGCTGGCTTGCCAACATTTAGAGCGTTAGTTAGTGCTGACATTCCATCGTTGTCAGGCGCATACATACCTTACACAGGTGCTAGTGCGGCAATAGATTTAAACGCACAAACAGTAGTAAACATTAACCATTTAGGTATAGGCACTACATCAGTTCCTACAATTTTACTAAGAGCTGTTGGCGATAACAATTCAACATCTCGCATAGCAGTTCGTGGCTATTCTAGCAATGCTAATAGCTCATCAATGCGAGTTACTAAATTCAGAGGCACTGCTGGTGCGCCTCAAGCACCACAAAGCGGAGATAGCTTAGGTAAGTTTGAGTTAGCAGGTTACGGCACTACATCTTCAGAAGGTTACCCACAAGCGTCATTTGAAGGCGTTGCTACACAGAGTTGGGGTGCTACTGCTAGGGGAGCTAAGACTTTAATTAAAGTTACGCCTAACAATACAATAACGCAAGTTACAGCCGTAACTGTAGACCAAGATAGCAAAGTAACCTTGGCTGGTGCATTAGATGTAACAGGCACAACTACACTAGCTACATCATTAAGTGGTTTGGCTAAACTAACATCGGGTGTAGTGTCTGCTGCAACAAGTGGCACAGATTACGCTCCAGCTACATCAGGCACATCTATTCTTTACGGTAACGGCTCTGGTGGCTTTAGCAATGTAACAATAGGCACAGGCGTATCATTTGCTGGTGGCACACTATCTGCTACAGGTTCAGGTGGCACAGTCACTAGCGTAGCAGCAACTGCAGGAGCTGGCATTAGCGTAACTGGTAGCCCTATTACATCTAGTGGCACATTAACCATAACAAACACAGCTCCTGACCAAACTGTAGCGATTACAGGTGCTGGTGGTGCAGTAGTGACAGGGACATATCCTAACTTCACTATCACGACACCTAGCGGTACAGTAACTAGCGTAACAGGCACAGCGCCTATTGCGTCTACTGGTGGTGCTACACCTGCTATCAGCATTAGCCAGGCTACTACATCTACTGACGGTTACTTGTCTAGCACAGATTGGAATACCTTTAACGGCAAAGGCTCAGGCACTGTAACTAGCGTAGGCGGTACAGGCACAGTCAATGGCATTACGCTAACAGGCACAGTCACTAGCTCAGGCAACCTTACATTAGGTGGCACATTAGGTGGCATTGGTAACAGTCAGCTAACTAACTCTGCTGTAACGGTAGGTACGACAGCGATCAGTTTAGGCAGTAGCTCTACTACACTAGCTGGCTTGACTTCGGTTACCTCAACTAACTTAACAGCAACGGCTGCGGTAACAGGTTCAGTAGTATCAGCAACAAATGGGTTAGTAATTAACAACATGACAATTGGTGCAAGCTATACCATCCCTTCAGGCTACTCTGCTAGTTCTGTAGGCGCAGTAACGATAGCAAGTGGTGTAAGTGTAACCGTGCCTAGTGGCTCTAGATGGGTAGTTTTATAAAGGAAAAAATATGGCTTCAATAATTAATGCCTCTACAAGCGGAGTTGGTGGTGTCATCACTACAGCCGACAATAGCGGTGATTTAAACATACAAAGCGGTGGCTCTACCAAGATTGCTGTGACATCAGCAGGTGTAGCGGTAACTGGCACATTGAGTGCGAGTGGTGGTGTTACTGTTGGTGCTACGGCTGCTCCAGCGTTTAGTGCATATTCTTCATCATATACATCAGTAGCAACCGCAACTAATACAAAGATTACTTTTAATTCTGAATCATTTGATACAGCTTCTGCTTTTGATTCCACTACAAATTCTAGATTTACACCACAAGTGGCAGGATATTATCAATTTAATGCTTGCTTAGTTTCACTTGCAACTACTGGAGTATCACAACTTTTATTTTATAAAAATGGTGTAGCAGTATCAAATGGCGCGCAAGTAGGAAATAATGCTGGTGGAGTTATATTAAGTGTTGGTGATTTAATTTATTTAAACGGGTCTACTGATTATGTAGAAGTTTATATGTATCAAACTCAAGGAAGTAATGCCAATATGGGTTCTAACTCAGCAAAGTATGCTTTCTCAGGTTTCTTAGCGAGGAACGCATAATGCCTAAAGACGAGTTGATAAATAAAATTAAAACAATACTTAAAGGCATTGATGAAGATGAATGTGCTAACCAAGACGGGTGGTGGGAAACTTCTGAAGGCGCAAGTTTTGGAAAAACAAAATTAGCAGAAGTTATCAACGCTTGCGAAGAGGCTTTGGCAAATACAGAAGGAGTTAAATAATATGTCGGGTGTAATAATAGCAGGAGATACATCGGGTAGCGTTACCTTACAAGCGCCAGCAGTAGCAGGGTCTACGGTTATCACTCTGCCATCAACGAGTGGCACTATGGCTTTGTCAGGTGGTGCAGTATCAGGAACTACTGGTACATTTAGTGGTAATGTGACAGCTCCTAACTTACAAGGCCCTGCATTTAGTGCTTACGGAAATGGAGGGCAATCTATTTCACCAAGCACAGCAACTAAAATTGCACTGCAAAATGAATATTTTGATACAGCAAATTGTTTTGATTCTACTACCAATTATAGATTTACTCCTAATGTTTCTGGTTATTATCAAGTTAATGGAAATGTAGGTATTGGCGTAGCAAGTGGCTCAGGATATACAGCCGCAGTTCTATATAAAAATGGTTCGCCTTATACAGCAGGAGCTATTATTTTAAATAATGCGACATACGGGTCAAATAGTAATTTTTCAGCAGTAGTTTATTTTAATGGCACTACCGATTATGTTGAAATGTATATTTATTTAGGCGCTGTTTCTGGAACTACTCAAGCTAATTTTATTGGTAGCTACGAAAAAATACAATTTTCAGCAGCAATGGTAAGGGGAGCATAATGGCTATAGTTTTAGACGGAACAAGTGGGATAAACACCCCAAATACATTTGGCTATAAAAACCTGCTTATTGACGCTGGCTTTACAATCAATCAACGAGCCTATGTTTCAGGTGCTACTCTTGCTTCAGGTTCTTACGGTCACGACAGATGGAAAGCTGGTGCAAGTGGTGGTAACTACACATTTACACAGTTAGCATCAAGCACAACCATTACTATTGCGTCAGGCAAGTCTTTAATTCAAGTGGTAGAAGACAAGAATGTAAACGGCACTAGCTTTGTACTGTCTTGGACAGGCACAGCTCAGGCTCGTTACGCTGTTAATAGTGCTACACCTTCAGGTTCTTATGCAGCTAGTCCTATAGTAATTACTGGTCAAACTGTTGGCACAACTATGAGTGTTGAGTTTAATACAGGCACTTTAACTAATCCTCAATTGGAGTTAGGTGCTGTGGCCACATCGTTTGATTACAGACCTTATGGTACAGAGTTAGCTTTGTGTCAAAGGTATTATGAACAATGGACTTTTGGTAGTTCTGTTGGATTTATTGTTACTGGTCAAGCTTATTCAACCACAGTAGTTCAAGCTGGATTAACTTATACAATTCAAAAAAGAGCCGCACCAACCATTGCAACTTCAGGAACAACAACAAATTATTCGGCTACTGGAAGTGGTACTGCATCAACTTATGTTTTTAGCCAAATTACTTCTAGTACAGCAATTATTACTGGTACAACATCATTAATGGTTGCTGGTAATGCCTCATTATTTTATATGTCAAGTGCAAATTCATTTATTAGTTTTAGTGCGGAGTTATGATTATGTATAAATTAATTAAAGACTTTTTAACAAAACAAGAATCATCTGTTCAACGCCTATCGGACAACGCTTGCATACCATTTGACACAGCCAACACAGACTACCAACAATACTTAAAGTGGGTAGAAGAAGGTAACACGCCTGAGGCTGCTGACTAATGGAAAAATTTATAGCTAAAGTAAACGCTTTCTTAAGCCAATTCTGCATCGTGTGCAAAATACCTTGCGATAAGCAACTTCACTTCATCTGTGGCTTTATCATAGCTGCTGTATTGACACCTTTCATCGGTTTTTACGCTGTTGTTGTCGTGGCTATTATTGCGCTACTTAAAGAGATATACGATGCACTACATCCTGAGTCACATACTGCTGACTTTTGGGATTGGGTAGCAACTACACTAGGCGGATTAGTAGGATTTGTTGTTGTAAGTTTATTAGGATAATTTATGTTTGGATTTAACGCATTTGCATCAACAGCGTTTAGTTCATTATTAAGTGCAATTGTCCCACCTCCACCTCCAGTTACATGGGGAACTACAGGTGGCATAGGTAAGAAGAAACACATACGCAAGTCAGCTAGAGCTGAGATGCAAGACCATGTTAAAGAGTTATTTGCAGAGCCAGTAGCAGCAGAGTTAAAAGAAGAAGTCGCTAAGTATGTTAAGCCATCACAAGGCTTGTCTATCCATTCCATTGATTACGGTAAGTTAGCTCAAGACGCAGAGCTAGTGCAACGGATCATTGGCAGATTTAAAGAAATGCAACAAGAACAGGAGGATGAAGCATTACTACTAATGCTCATGTAACCATGGCAGCAATCAACGAGATAACAGGCGATTCTATACAGACTCGCATGAAGGGTAAAACCTTTGATGACAATTACGACAAAATAGACAGAACAGTAAGATTAGAAGAAAAGAAAGACGAGCAAGAAGACGATTTAGTAACAATGAAAGCTGACTTCCTAGAACGATGGAATCTTAGTGGCGAAGAAGGCGAAAAGGTTTGGCAAGAAAAGCTAACCATGATGTACAGACAAGGCACTGTATCGTTGCCTTATGTTCGTGAAGACTACAAGCCCTATCAGTCAATGATTGATGGTCGCATGATAGAGGGCAAGAAAGCCCATAGAGAGCATCTAAAGCGTAACAACTGCATAGAGGCAGGTGATATGCCTATAAAGAATCCAGAAAGACCCAAGGATAACTTGAAAGAGCATATTGCTAGAGAAGTTTACAACAAATTGCGTTATTAACAAGGAGCAACAAATGGCAAAAGTTTCAAATTTAACAGGTTCAGGTATCGCTGGTGGTGCTGCACAATCTGTAGTTGGTTATGTATCATTAGCTCAAACAGCTAGTGGTACTGCACAAGGCGGTCAAACAGTTGTAAGTGACATCGTTCAATACACAACATCTACATCTAACTACGGCCCTACATTGTCAGCCACAGCAGCACCTGGCGACACAGTAACTATCGTAAACGGTTCAGCTAACACAATCAAAGTATGGCCAGCATCAGGCTTTTCAATTGATGGTGGTACAGCAGACGCTGCGGTAACTCAAACAACATTAGTTACTAAACAATATGTTTCACTAGGTAACGGTAACTGGGTAACGCTATAAACAACCGACACATAACAACAATGTGTCTAAAAAAATCAGTTTTGTATACATATAAATAAAATATGTACAAAAAAATCAGTTTTATATACATAAGGAAGCAAAATGGAAAACCAGACTACTCTGGATGAGCCAATTAGCCTAAGAGATACAATTGAAAACGCTATTGAATCAACAGAATCAGCAGTAACAGAAAATACGACCTCACAGGACGCTGTAGAAAGCGATAAAACTTCTCGCCCTAGGGATGAGTCAGGTAAATTCGCTAAATCCTCTCAAAACGCTTCAAAAGAGCTTACAGAGGCATCTGATGACAATGTTGTAGAAAATGATACAAATGTAGCAGAAATAACTACAAAACCTCGTCCTAGTTCTTGGAAAAAGGATTATGAAGAGCATTGGGGTAAGTTAGACCCAACTTTGCAGGATTATATTCAACAAAGGGAAGCTGATTACGCTAAAGGCGTGTCAACTTACAAGAATCAATGGGACATGGCTCAACCAGTAATGGAAAGCTTGCGTCAATTTGAACCTTTGTTACAACAATATGGCGTAGCTCCGCAACAATGGATTACGCAGCTAGGTAATGCTCATGCCAAATTGGTTATGGGTACACCTGAGCAAAAGATGCAAACCTTTCAACAATTAGCTAATGACTACGGTATTAACTTAGGCGCTGTAACTGGCCAAACAGGTTACGATCCACAGTTCTCACAATTAGCTCAAGAGTTGGCGCAAATAAAGAATCAATGGTCAAGCTTTCAAAGTTCGCAAGAACAATTAGAGCAAGCCCAATTGCAGAATGAGATTTCGTCATTTAAAGATGACAAACCTTATTTTGAGGAAGTTCGTGAAACCATGGCTGGACTACTCCAAAGCGGAATGGCAAACGACCTTCAATCAGCTTATGACAAAGCTATCCGATTAAACGATGATGTATTTCAGAAAGTAAGTGCTGAACAGGCGCATAAATCTGAAGCAGCTCAACGAGAAAAGGTAGCAGCCGCAAAAGCAAAGGTACTTTCACCTAAGTCAACAACGCCTACAGCGTCAATGTCTAGTGGTGGTAAGTCCGCAAGTTCCGCTAGAGATGCAATTATGCAAGCTTTTGAACAGCACTCTAGTGGTTTAATCTGACAATAAATAAGGAGTGACATTATGGCTTTCGCCAATTCAACCGTGTCAGACATTATTGCAACTACCATCCAAAGTCGTAGTGGCAAACTGGCTGATAATGTAACATTAAACAACGCAGTATTAGATCGTTTACGCAAGCGTGGCAATGTACGCCCATTCTCTGGCGGTAATGTGATTTTAGAAGAAATCATGTATAACGACAGCAATACAAACAACACAAACTCATACAGCGGTTATGAAACTCTGAACATTGCGCCTAACAGCCCAATTTCAGCAGCTCAATTCTCTATCGCTCAATATGCGTCTGCTGTTACCATCTCTGGCTTGGAAATGTTGCAAAACAGTTCTAAAGAGGCAATCATTGACTTGTTAGAAGGTCGTGTACAAGTTGCTGAAGGTCAATTGATGAATCGTATCCAAACTGACATCTACGGTGACGGTACTGGTAACGGTGGTAAAAACTTAACTGGTTTGGCTGCTGCTGTTGCAGATAGTCCATCTACTGGTGTTTACGGTGGTATTAACCGTGCAACATGGTCATTCTGGCAAAACCAAGCTTTCTCTGGCGTAACCAATGGCGGTGCTGCTGTTTCTGCTGCTAACATTCAATCTTACATGACTCAACTAGCTATTAAATTAGTTCGTGGTCAAGATAAGGCTGATTTGATTGTAGCTGACAACAACTACTACTCACTATATGTAAACTCATTGCAAGCTATCCAACGCGTAACTTCAGTTGATGAAGGCGCTGCTGGTTTCGCATCATTGAAATTCTACGGTGGTGGTACATCTGCCGATGTAGTTTTAGGTGGTGGTATTGGTTCTCAAGCAACTGCAAACCACATGTGGTTCTTGAACACTAACTACATCTACTTCCGTCCTCATACAGACCGTAACTTTGCCCCTATCGGTGGCGAGCGTCAATCTGTAAACCAAGACGCTGTAGTTAAACTAATCGGTTGGGCTGGTAACTTAACTAGCTCTGGTCCACAATTCAGTGGCGTTCTTAAGGCTTAAGGGGAAATAACATGGCATATTCAGTAACCCCACTTGCTGGGATTGATTTAGTTGACACCGTAACAGCAGTAGAAATTGCTGCTGGCTCACCTGTAAACGCTTTACTTGGTACTCAAGTATGGGGTTCAGACGGTCGTCGTTATGTTTTTGCAAAAGCAAGTGATTCTATTGCAGCATCAGATACAACTTGCTCTATAGATGCAACTACATTTGCAGCAACTAATGTTGGCGGTACATACGATTCACCAGCAACAGCAATGGTTGTTGGCGATTACGGTTGGTTCAGCGAAGCATCAGTGTAATCTAAAAGACTCTCACCTCTTCGGAGGTGGGTTTCTAGGTAGTTTTCATTTCGAGAGCTATCTACAAACCCCAAACCACTTTGGAGATTCAAATGCAATACAACACAGATGTAAATAACCCCGATTCACGATTAAATGTGAAGTTTTATCAACGAGCAATAAGTAACGAGTTTAAGAGTGCTTTAGAAGGCCGTCCTATCATGGAGATGGCAGACTTTATCTTAATAGAAGTTCCAGGCAACACTCACACAGTAATTGACACCTTTGCAGCAGCAGAACACAAAGAGCGCTTCCCTATACAATGGGCAAGGTATCAGAACGAGAAAACAGATGGCGATATTGAAGGCACATTGCTTCACGATTGGCCAGTTTTAAATGCAGCTTCAGCGGCAGAGTTAAAACACTTTAAATTTTACACAGTAGAGCAAGTAGCACAAGCGTCTGACGCTCAATTAGGTGCAATGGGTATGGCAGCAGGTATGTCACCACTAGCTCTGCGTGACAAGGCAAAAGCTTTCTTATCTAGCGCCAAAGGCACAGCATTAGTTCAACAACAAGCAGACGAGCTTCGTAAGCGTGATGAAGAGCTATCAGCAGTCAAGGCTCAACTAGCAGAGTTAGCACAAAAAATGAATCAACCTAAAGCTGCGCCTAAAAAGGCTAAAGCAGAGGAATTAGAGGAATAATATGGCAACAACTCTCTTGCAATTAGTGCAACAAGCATCAGCCGAGATGGGCTTGGCTATCCCCAATGCGGTGGTAGGCAATACAGCGGCAGATGTTACCCAACTTTATTATTTAATTAATGCGGCAGGTAACGAAGTTGCGAGAGAGTACCCATGGGAAGCTCTAAACACAGAATACGATTGGTATTCACAATACTCTGAATCAGATGGTGCTATCGTGTATGGCGCTACCGTCATTACAGGTGTTGATCCTGCTACTGTAGCGTTTATCAATGCGGCTGGCGCAACTAACTTCCAAGTGCAAGGTGAAGGTGTCATTCAAAGCACTGCTGTGGTGTCTGCTACTGGAACTACCGTTACAATCAATAGTGCTGCAACTAGCGATGGTTCAGGCAATTATGTATTTGGTCAAGTTATGTATGACTTGCCTACAGGCTTTGACCGTATTACTGATCGTACACAATACGACAAATCTAAACGCTGGGAGATGTTAGGCCCTGAAACACCACAACAATGGCAATGGCTCAAGTCTAGCTACATTTCAACTGGCCCTCGTATTCGTTGGCGTATCATGGGTCAGAAGTTTCAAATATGGCCACTTACATCTACTAACGAATACTTAAGCTTTGAGTACATCTCAACAAACTGGGCAACATCTGCTACAGGCACAACTCAAGCGCAATTCTTTGCTGATACTGACACTTGTATTTACCCAAACCGTTTAATGGTTTTGGCGCTCAAAAAGAAATACTTTGAAATAAAAGGTTTTGATACATCATCATTCCAGCGTGATTATGATATGCAACTTAACATCGCTAAAGCTAACGATGCAGGTTCTGCTACACTATCACTAGCACCAAGAACAGCCAATGTCCTAATTGGTTGGGAGAACATTCCAGACGCTAACTACGGAGCTTAATAATGGCTAGAGCTAAAAGAGCTGTATCACAGCCAGTATCATTACCAGCACCAGTGGGTGGATGGAACGCTAGAGATGCGTTGCCAGCAATGGCCCCATCCGATGCAGTTGTATTAAATAACTGGTTTCCAGCTACAACAGAATGTGTAATGCGTAAAGGTTACACAAAACACGCAACAGGTATCACAGGCCAAGTAGAAACCATCATGGCATACTCTGGAGGCGCTACAGACAAGTTATTTGCTATCGCTGGTGGCAGTGTATACGATGTAACATCTACAGGCGCTGTAGGGGCTGCTGTGTTGACAGGGCTAACTAATTCTAAATGGGGTTATTGCAACATTGCAACCTCTGGTGGCAACTTCTTATCCATGGCTAATGGTGTAGATGCACCTCGTAACTATAACGGCTCTACATGGTCTACACCTGCTATAACAGGTGTTACGGCTACTACATTGCGTGACCCTATCCTATATGCTGAAAGACAATTCTTTATTGAGGATAACAGCCTAAAGGTATGGTATCTACCAGTTGACTCTATTGCTGGTGCTGCCAATGTTGTAGATGTTGCATCATTTATGACTAAAGGTGGTTTCATTGTAGCTCATGGCACATGGACAATTGATGCTGGTAACGGTGTAAACGATCACTATGTAATTATGACTAACAAAGGTCAGATTATCGTGTATCAAGGCATAGACCCTTCATCTATAACAACTTGGTCTATGGTAGGTGTGTGGGATATTGGTGCGCCAGTAGGCCGTAGAAGCCTATACAAATACGCTGGTGATATGCTTATCATCTGCCAAGACGGTGTAGTGCCATTATCAGGTGCTTTGCAATCATCTAGGGTTCAACCTAGAGTAGCGATCACCGACAAAATACAATACGCAATTAGTACGGCTGTTACAGATTACGCTGCTAACTTTGGTTGGCAATTAATGTATGTGCCAACAATTAATCAATTATGGTTGAATGTGCCAATAGAGCAAGGCAACAATCAACAACAATATGTAATGAACACAATTACAGGTTCATGGTGTAACTACACCAACTGGAACGCTAATTGCATGGAGATGTTTGATGATGAGCCTTACTTTGGTGGTAATGGTTATGTTGCTCATGCTTATTACAGTAACACAGACGGTGGCAATAACATTGCAGCGTTTGGCTTACAAGCGTTCAATAACTTTAACAGCGCAGGTACATTAAAACGCTTTACTATGTCACGCCCTATACTAAGGGCTGATGGAGCGCCTTCTGTATACGCTGGTATCAATATAGACTTTGACTTAGCTGACAATTCTACAATCTTAAATTATGTGCCTGTAAATTATGGTGTATGGGATAGCGGAACTTGGGATGCGTCATTGTTTGGTGGTGGTCAAACTGTTTATCAAAACTGGCAAGGTTTAAATGGTGTTGGCTATTATGGCGCACCTGTTGTTAAAACTTTATCAGCACAGCTAAATGTAAGTTGGGTAGGTACTGACATTGTTATTGAGGGCGGTGCAATTCTGTAATGCTAGTCCAAGGCGAATATGTAGCTCGTTGGGTAATGGAAAAGGTAGGCTCTTACACCGAGGGCATGACTGCTCTTGGTTGGGAAATTGATGGTGTTATTGTTGCTGGTACGGCTTTTGAAAACTGGAATGGCAACAATATGTTTGGCCATCAAAGGATAGACTCACCACCGCCTAAAGGCTATTGGCTGACAGTAGTTGATTACATATTTAATCAAGTAAAGGTTAAACGCTTTACGGCTACCGTAGAGGCTGATAACCACAAAGCAATAAGCCTTAACCACAAGATAGGTTTTGTAATAGAAACAACTTTAAAAGACGCAGGTCGTAACGGTGATTTACTTATAATGACCTTATGGCCTGAAAACTGCAAAATGTTAAACTGGAGTAAAAAAAATGCTAGGTAAATTCGTGCAATTAAGATTGCAAGGTGTTCGTGATCCATTTATATCTATGGCCAATGGTAAAGCTAAAGCACCACCAGCTCCTGACTATACTGCTGCGGCTAGAGAAACATCTGCTGGTAACTTAGAGTCTGCAAGGGCTACTGCTGCTGCTAACCGTACTAATCAAGTTACTCCTTACGGCAATTTAACTTACACAGCCAACCCAGGCACTGATCCATACGGCAATACTTTGTATACAGCCACACAAACATTATCTCCAGAGCAACAAAAAATTTACCAGCAAGAAAGTCAACTTAACGAAGGTTTGATGTCTACCGCCAATAAAGGCTTAGATTACGCTAACGAAGTGTTAAGCAAGCCTGGGGTAGATACATCTAAATTGCCATCTTACGGCATTAATCCTGGCGAAACATACTCTGACGCTATTATGCGTAGATTAGCTCCACAAATTGCTCAAGAGAGCGAAATGTCTGACGCTCAACTAGCTAACCAAGGTATTGCTCAAGGCACACAAGCTTATGAGAACGCTAAACGACAATTGGCCATGAGTCAAAATGACCGTCAACTTGGTGCTATTACAAGTGGCATGAATGTAGGTTTAGGTGCTAATCAACAAGCTTTTCAACAACAAGCTTACAATCAAATGCAACCTATCAATGTTATTAACGCATTGCGTACAGGTTCACAAGTGCAAAATCCAAGCTTTGCTGCTACGCCTCAACAAGCCAATACTGGCGGTGCTGATATATTAGGTGCTACACAAGCAGGTTATAACGCTCAACTAGCCGCTACAAACGCTGCTAATGCGTCTAGAGGCGGATTTATGAGTGGGTTAATGGGTTTAGGCGGTGCTGCTTTAATGTCACCAACAGGAACATTCGGATAAGGATTTAATATGAATTTTGCAAAATACTTACCATCAGCATTGCAAGGCTTAGTGCCTAGTCAATCAAGTGGTACGCCTAATCAAATGCCACAAGATGACACAATGATGGAGCTTGAACTAAAGCGCAGAATGAAATTTGCTGATGCTTTGCGTGGTCAAGAAGCGCCTCAAGGTCAAATGGTATCAGGTATATATGTAGCGCCATCAATAACGCAACAACTTGCTGGATTAGCTAATAAATATATTGCTGGGAAAAATGAAGAAAATGCTATTAAACAATATGGTGATTATCAAACAGCGCAAAAAACTAAACGAGCAACTGCTTTAGGTGACCTTATAGAAGGCATGGGTCCAGAAAAAGTTACTACAACAACAGAGCAAGCTGTTAGCAAGCCTTTAGAAATGGGCGCTAATGTCCCAACATCTCCATTTGGAACTACAGATCAAGTTGCTCAAACAGCACCTAGCTTTGGCGGTACAGCACCTCAAAGTTATACTGGTGAAACAACATCTATGCAACCAGTTACATCAACAACAATGCGACCAAGAACGCAACAAGAATTGATGGCTAATATAATTAGATATGGTACTGCTACTGGTGACAGTAAAATAGGTGAGGATTTAGCACTTGGTTTAGCTAAACAAGCATTTACTCCAAAAGAAATTGAATATAAAGATTTAGGTAATCAATTGTTGCCTGTTTACAAAACAACTGGTGAGCCTGTGCCTGGATTAAAACCATTGCCTAAAGGCATGACTCCAGACCAAGAGCAACAAGCTAAATGGGATCAATTCAAATACGCTAATCCATCAGCAACTGATTTAATGCAAAATAAAACATCATTGCGTGGTCAAGACATTACGGTTCGTGGTCAAAATATGACCGACTTGCGATCTAAACAGCAAAATGAAATAAATGCTGGTAAAACAGTATTTGAGCGCACCAATACGCTTCGTAATGACTTTGCTGGCTTGCCTGAAGTTAAATCTTGGAATGTTGTGCAGCCATTGCTTGTATCTGCTAGGGACGCTGCTAAAGATACTACTGGCGGTAGTGATTTGAATTTGATTTACGCTATGGGTAAAGTAATGGACCCAGGCTCTGTGGTTCGTGAAGGTGAATTGCAATTAGCTGGCAACACAGGTTCATTTGGCGAAAAACTTAAAGGTTATTACAAATCTGTTGCGGCTGGTGGTAACTTATCTCCAGCAGTTAAAAAAGATTTATTAAATCAAATTGAAAGCCGTGCTAAAAACCAACAGCAATTATATACAAACACCAAAAATAAATACGGTGAAATTGCTAAACAGTATGGCCTTAATCCTAATGAATTATTTGTTGAAGGCATTACAACTCCACCTACAGCTACAAGCTCACTTCGCTCACAAGCTGATGCAATTTTAGGAAATAAATAATATGGCAAATGCAGATGATTACGCACAATGGATTGTAACTAATCAAGATAAAAAAGGCACACCTGAATTTAATACTGTTGCTCAAGCTTACCAAGAGGCAAAGTCTGAAGGCAGTATGCCTAGTCAAGAAATGCAAGCACCTGTTCGTGGTCCTGCAACACCTAGACAAGAAATAGTAGCTTCTACTGGTGGCAGAGTATTACAAGGTATGCGTGATCCAATAGACGAGGCTGCTGCATTATTGCCTAAAGGTTTACAAGCAATTACATCTTTAGGTGGTTACGCTCCAAATCCAGTAAGTGAATTCTTAGGTTCTGAAGCTGGTCGTGTGCAAGGCATAAACAAGGCAAACGAAGCGGATTATCAAGCAGCTAAACAAGCTACAGGTTTTGAAGGTAGCGATGTATCAAGGTTTGCTGGCAATGTTTTAAGCCCTGCTAATGTGGCTATTGCATCTAAACTTCCAATGGCATTGCGTGGCGTTCAAGCTATAAAAGCTGGTGCAGGTGTTGGTGCTATTGGCGGTGCTTTAACACCATCTGGCGATGTCAATGATGAAAATTATTGGATGAACAAAGCAAAAGAAGTTGGTAAAGGCGCAGCATTTGGCGCTGGTACATCAGGATTGCTTGCAGGTGTAGCAAGAATGGTTAGACCTGAAACTAATCCTATGGCAGCACAATTAATGAAAGAAGGCGTTACACCTACACCAGGTCAAATACTTGGTGGGGTTTATAATACGGTAGAAGAAAAACTACAAAGCTTACCAATTTTAGGTGATGCAATTAGTTATTCAAAACGCAAAACGCAAGAAGAGTTTAATAAAGCGGCTTTAAACCGTGCATTAGAGCCTATTGGGGAAAAAGCAACTCAAGCTGGCCGTGCTGGTGTATTAGAAGTTAAAGAAAAACTAGGCAAAGCCTATGAATCATTGTTGCCTAAAATTTCATTTAAACCTGATCAACAATTTGTACAAGAATTTAACAATTTAAAACAAATGGCAACTGGTCTTGGGCCAAAAGAACAAGCTAAATTTAATTCAATTATTGATGATGTAATGAGCAAAGCTTCTCCTAACGGTTCAATGCTTGGCACAACATTTAAAACTGTTGAGTCAAAATTAAACAAAGAAGCTAAAAACTTTACTAGGTCATCAGATGCTTATCAACAAGAGTTAGGCGGTGCATTAAATGAAGCGTTACGCATATTGCGTGATACTTTGCCTAGGGTAAACCCAGGCTTTTCTGACGAGCTAAAAGCCATTAATACTGGCTATGCTAATTACACTAGGATTCGTCAAGCAGCAAGCTCAACAGCAGCAGGTGCAAGAGAAGGTATGTTTACACCAGCTCAATTAGCTCAAGCCGTAAGAGCGCAAGACACTAGCGCAGGTAAAGGTGCAAGTGCAACAGGTCAGGCTTTAATGCAAGATTTAGCAGAACGAGGCACAAATGTATTGGGGGCAAAAGTTCCTGATTCTGGAACTCCTGGCAGAGCTGCTTTAGCAGGTGGAGGTGTACTTGCTGGAGCTACTGGGACAGCTTTACCTTTAGCGGCTGCTTTAACGGCTAGTACCTTGCCTTATTTAGGAAGAAAAACAGCGGCAGCAGTGCTTACAAAACGCCCAGAATCTGCCAAAAAACTTGCCGAGCTTATAAGGAAAAGTAGCCCTTATATCGCTGGTGCAGCTAATCCTGCGCTGTCTGATAAAGGACAATAGCCATGAGTAAAACGCTACACCTATTAATGTGGTCAATATAGTCATGCTTAATAATACAATAAAATGTAAAAGGAATCAATTATGAGTCGTAACGGTAGTGGTGTATATTCTTTACCAGCAGGTAATCCTGTTGTCACGGGAACGACAATTTCCTCAACTTGGGCTAATGGCACATTAAACGATATAGCGTCTGCTCTTACAGCATCGCTTACATCAGACGGTCAAACTACACCTACGGCTAACTTGCCTATGGGTGGGTATGTGTTGTCGGGTGTAGGATCGGCTACATTACGAACGCAATCAGCTTCAGCAGGTCAGATACAGGACTCCACATTTCAATACTTAACTGGCATTAGTGGTACTAATACAATCGTAGCTACGGCTGCTTTAGGCATGACAGCCTATGCTGCTGGCCAAGTGTTTAGGTTTATATCAGCAGGGGCTAATACAGGCGCTGTAACAATTAACATAAACGCTATTGGTGCTAAAGCTATTACTAAAAATGGCACAGTTGCGCTAGTGGCTGATGACATTGTAGCTAGTTCCGTAATACAAGTAGTTTACGATGGCACGCAGTTTCAGTTACTAAGCGGTGCAGGTGGAGGTGGCGGTGCTACTGGTGGTGGTTCAGATGAAGTGTTTATTGAGAACGACCAAACAGTTACAACAAGCTATTCTATTCCAGCAACTAAAAATGCTATGAGTACAGGGCCAATCACTATTGATTCTGGCGCAACCGTAACCGTTCCTAGCGGCAGTCGTTGGGTAATACTTTAAGAGAGTGCCATGGAATCCCAAAGCTTAATTAACATAGTAATTGGTACGGTTCTTTCGGTTCTAGGCTGGTTTGCTAGACAACTTTGGGATGCCGTCCAAGACCTTAAGCGTGATGTCAAAGCCATTGAGGTTGACTTACCTACAACTTATGTTCGTAAGGAAGACCTAGAGGCTAGACTAGACCGTTTAGAGGCCGTTCTTAACCGTATATTTGAGAAGCTTGACCACAAAGCTGACAAATGAATCAACAACAAAAATTAGAGGCATTGTTTGACAAGTTAGTTGGTCAAAGAATTGAAGAAGTAGGTATTGACAACGATGAGTTTGTAATGTATACAGAGGATGGCACTTGCGTAGTGCTTTTCTCTGATGAGGACTTACAACTATATTATGAGCTTCCTGACAAAACCCACTAAGACGCACTTTGTGTTGCCTGATGTCCAGGCTAAAGATGGTAATGACTTTACATTCCTAACCTGCATAGGTAAATACCTTGTAGACAAAAAGCCTGATGTAATTATATGTATAGGGGACTTCGCTGATATGGAGTCCCTTTCTTCTTATGATGTGGGTAAAAAGTCATTTGAAGGTCGTAGCTACCAAAAAGATATTTTGGCTGCTAGAGAGGCTATGGATGCCCTTCTACAGCCTATATATGACTACAACAATCAAGCTAAAAGTTTTAAGCAAAAGCAATACAAACCTCGCATGGTTTTAACCCTAGGTAATCACGAAGACCGTATTAATCGTGCTATTAACGAGGATAGGAAGCTAGACGGCCTTATCTCCATTGATGACTTGCCTTACCAAGATTGGGAGGTTATCCCTTTCCTAGAAGTGATAGTGATTGACGGTATAGCGTATGCTCACTACTTTACATCGGGTGCTATGGGCAGACCTATTGGCTCTAGTGCAGCATTACTATCTAAAAAGCACATGAGTTGTTTTGCTGGTCATCAACAAGGCAGACAAATCTCTTACGCTATGAAAGCTAACGGCCAAGAGATGACAGCCATTATATGTGGGTCATGTTACGAGCATAATGAGGACTACTTAGGCGCTCAAGGTAACAATCACTTTCGTGGGTGCTATATGCTATACGATGTAGAGGATGGCCGTTTTGACGAATTGCCACTAACACTCAAATATCTTAAGAGTAAGTATGCTTAGCCCTTCGGGGCTTTTTTATTATGATTTTATACCGTATGCGTAAATTAAACGGCAAAAACCTGTGGGATGGTAGGCATACTATTGTCAGGCGTGTAGATAGGACAGCTCGTAAAATTGCCCGTCTATACAAACTACGAGGGAAGTTACGGCTATGAAACAAATTAAACTCTGCGAGTGTTGCGGAGAGCCATACGAAATGGATGATGCTGACATAGACTTCCATGTCTGCCATGAGTGTAATGTATACGATGAAGATTTAATTGGAATTATTGATATTGAGGATGAAATATGATTGGTGAATTTATAGCAACATTGTTTTTAGCTAGGGATGTAGCACACAGAGAACATCTACGCACTAAAAGCTATTCTCAACACAAGGCTTTAGGTCACTTTTATGAAGACATAGCAGAGTTAGCAGACAAGCTAACAGAAGCTTACCAAGGCCGTCATGGAATTATTAAAGAGATACCCATACTGACTGAAGAAGAAAAGTATAAAGAGCCTATTTACTGCATAGCTGAAAAACTAGCTTATGTTGAGAAGAATCGTTACAAGTGCATACCTAAAGATGACTCTGCGTTACAGAACATTGTGGACGAAATAATAGGTGAATTCTTAAGCCTAATCTACAAGCTGGAAAACCTTAAATGAAGTTGAGCAAGCATTTTACGCTTGAGGAGCTAACCTTCTCACAAACAGCAGTTCGTAACGGTATCAACAACAACCCATCCCAGGCAGTTAAAAACAACCTAAAAACACTAGCTGACAACCTTGAGAAAATACGCACATTCTTAGGCCATCCATTACGGATTAGCTCTGCCTTTCGTTGCATGGAGCTTAATCGCAAAATAGGCGGTTCTGTAAACTCTGCTCACATGGACGGTCTAGCTGCTGATTTTACTTGCGCTGGATTTGCC